CAGCAGTTAGGCATGAGTAACCAAGATGCCGAATGGCTGGCTTCCCGCCGTTTCACCATTGACGATATCGCCCGCATGTTTAACGTCAGCCCGATCTTTCTGCAAGAATATTCGAACAGCACTTACAGCAATTTTAGTGAAGCCTCACGCGCCTTTCTGACGATTACCATGCGCCCGTGGTTGGCTAATTTTGAGCAGCAAATCAAATCGGCTTTGCTAATGGCCTCACCGAAACGGGGCATTCGCTATCAGGTGGAATTTGATACGGCCGATTTGCTGCGAGCCAACCCGAAAGAGCGTTTCCAGAGTTATGAAACCGCCATTAAATCCGGCGTGATGTCACCGAATGAAGCCCGTGAACGTGAGGGCTTGTCACCCCGTGAGGGCGGTGATGAATTCAGTCAGGCATGGAAGCAAACAGTTGAAGTGAAAAAACCAGCGGAGACTAAGGAATGAGAGCAGGCAGATTGAGACACCGGATCACCCTTCAAAAAAACAAAAGCACACGGGATACGTTTGGTGGAGTGATAAACAACTGGGAAGATGTTGCCGAAGTCTGGGCGGAAGTACAGCCCATTAGTGGGCGGGAACTGGTGGCTTCTGGAGCCGTGTTATCCGAAGCCACAGTGCGTATCTGGCTACGTTACCGTGATGATATCACCACAACAAACCGTATTGTCTATCAGGGAGCCAGCACTCATGGCAAGACCTTTGCCATTGTTGCCGTTATCCCAGATCCGAAACATACCCGCTTAGAACTGCTTTGCAAGGGAGGCGTGAAACATGCCTGATATTGAAATCTCCTTAAGTGAAATCAAGCAACATTGCCGGGTGGATGAAAACGACACCCGCGACGATGGGTTATTGATGGGCTATGCAGAAGCCGCACTGGAAGTGTGCCAACAGCATATCGGCAAACGCTTTGATAATGGCTTAACTTTCACCCCCGCAATCAAAGTAGGCTGCCTGCTTTATATTGGTTTGTTGTATGAAAACCGGGAGATGGCAACCGACCTTGAGCTTAAAGAAGTGCCGTTCACCATCAAGTCCCTGTGGTCTGTCTATCGTGATATCGGAGTCTACTGATGCCTTGGCAACCTTTGAAACGTTGTACCTATCCCGGCTGCAAACAGCGGGTCAAGTCGGGTCGTTGTGATGAACACAAACGGGAAGTCCGGCGTAGGCAGGATAAGCAGCGAGGCACCCGAACCCAACGCGGTTATAACAATCAATGGGGTAAATATCGCTTGATGTACCTGAAAGCGAACCCTTTATGTGTGATGTGCCTGAAAGCCAATACCTACACCCCGGCAACCATTGTTGATCACATTATCCCGATAGACGGTGACAGTGATGTGTTGTTCTGGCCTGACTTCAATCATCAATCTGTATGCCATAGCTGCCATAACACCAAGACGTTTACACAAGACCCGATAACCAAGCAGAAACGCCAGCGCGGTGAATATCGGGAACTGGAAGAAAGCGCGGCGCAGCGCCATGACTGGATGTATCAACCATGAACGAACAAGAAGCCAATCAATGAGTTAAAGGGTTATTAAAGCACCGTGAACCCTATCGAGTAGAGAAGCAGATTGCGCCTGAGAAGCCTACAGTGAAGCGTACAACACAGCGTGATAGGAGCTAAGGGTATGTTTCAGGGATCGACAGAGAGGCTTACAAGGAGGGTGGGGGTATCAAAAATGACAAACGCCCGCCTAGCAGGAACCGCCGCCCCCTCCAATTTTTACGCACGGCACTTTTTTCAATAGCAGTAACTTCATAGGAATCAGAATATTATGGCAAGAGCACCCAAACCCCCGGTTTATTTGAACGACATCGCCGCCGAGCAATGGAAATCAAAAGCCAAAATTCTCAATGAACGGGAAGATCTCAGCCCGGCCGACTGGAACAACTTAGAACTGTATTGCGTGAACTATGCCATTTACCGAAAAGCCGTTGAAGACATTGAAGTGCGCGGGTTCGCGGTGGAAGGTTCACGCGGCGCAGCGACCAGCAATCCGTCACTGAAAGCGAAAGCGGATGCCGAAAAAATCATGATAAAAATGTCGTCGTTGCTCGGTTTTGATCCCGTATCCCGGCGCCGGAATCCGATAGAAAGTGACGAACCTGATGATTTAGACGCACTGATAGCCTGAGTCATACCACGATGAACGCATGGGAACAGTACGCTTTTGCTATCGAAAACGGTAAAATTCCGGCCTGTAAACGGGTAAAACAGGCCGTGAAACGCTATTATAGCGACCTGCATAACCCGCTTTATACGTTCGATAGTGAAGTCGTCGAGCGTTTTATCGGCTTTTCCCGTCTCTGCCCGCACGTCAAAGGCCACTTACGTGGTCAACCCATCATGCTTGAACCGTGGCAGCAGTTTGCCTTTGCTAACCTGTTCGGCTTCAAAGCCAAAGCGACCGGACGCCGAAAATACCGCAGTGCATATATCCAAGTACCGCGCAAAAATGCCAAATCAACGGTGGCCGCGATACTGGCTAACTGGTTTTTGGTGATGGAACAAGGCCAGCAGGATATTTACACTGCCGCTGTTAGTCGGGATCAGGCGCGTATCGTGTTTGATGATGCCCGCCAGATGTGCCTGTTATCCAAGCCCCTGAAAAAACGGGTCGCTATCCAGCAACACAAAGTTACCTACCCAAAGAGCAACAGCCTGTTAAAACCGCTGGCAGCCAAAGCCGCCACGATTGAGGGTACAAATCCTAGTCTGGCGATTGTCGATGAATATCATTTACACTCTGATAACGCCGTTTACTCTGCCCTTGAATTGGGGATGGGTGCCCGTCCCGAAGGAATCCTGTTTGCCATCACCACGGCGGGCAGTAACATTATTTCGGCTTGTAAGCAGCACTATGATTATTGCTGTCAGATACTGGATGGCGAAGAACAGAACGAATCCCTGTTTGCCCTGATTTACGAACTGGACGATGAGAGCGAGATTGATGATGAAGCACTTTGGATCAAGGCCAATCCCAATCTGGATGTGTCGGTAGACAGTGCCGCCCTGCATGACACTATCCAGAAAGCGCGGGGCATTCCCTCTCAATGGACGGAGATGCTAACCAAACGCTTTAATATCTGGTGCCAGGGCGAAACTCCGTGGATGGGTGAAGGGGCTTGGAACGCCTGCCAGACAGATTACGATGAAAACGACCTAAAAGGGCTGGAGTGCTACGCCGGATTAGACTTGTCTTCAACGGGGGATATCACCAGTGTTTGCTACACCTTCCCCGTGGACAATGAACTGTTACTACTGACCCGTCATTACCTGCCCGAAGCGCAGTTACAGAACCCAGCCAATAAGAACCGGGCTATTTATCGGCAGTGGGTGCAAGCAGGCTGGATACGCACCACCGCAGGCGATTGTATTGATTATGATCGTATACGTGATGACATTCTCAACGACAGCCAGCAGTTTGATATCAGATTGGTCGGCTTTGATACATGGAACGCCACTCATCTACGCACACAATTGCAAGGTGCAGGGTTGGATGTGGAGCCATTCCCGCAAACCTATATGCGCTTTAGTCCCGTAGCTAAATCGGCAGAGGTATTTGTGAATCGCAAGGTCATTCGACACAACGGCGATCCGGTACTCGCATGGGCAATGTCCAATGTGGTGATGGAAACGGACGCGAACGCCAATATCAAACCAAACAAAAAAAAGGCGGCGAACAAGATAGACCCAGCTATTGCGTTTTTGATGAGCTTTGGTACTTGGCAAATTGAGCATGAAGAGTTTGCGTTTAGCTTAAGTAAAGTGCAGCAAGAGCGCCTTAATATGTTCAATGGGATATAACGTAAAAAGTTAAGCAGTTTTACTGGTTCACTTATTGAATTTGATAAACCAATTCATTAAAGTAATCCCGCCATTGGCAAAATCCAATGGTAAGGTTTCGCAGCCTTAAAGACACTCCACTGGTAGTAAGTTCCTCTACCAGTGCGTCTGCTATCACCCTTTCAATGGTGGTTCAGGCGGGGGAGGCTTCGGCCTCGCCGGACGAGTGTCCCGGTACTGCGAACCCTGTCTGAATCGCCACCATCAATGTTAATTAATGGAAGGGGTAGCAGGAATGAACAATTTCAAAAATGACTGGCATCAAGCCGATATTATTGCAGCATTACGCAAACGTGGTACAACCTTGGCGGCTGTTTCTCGTGAAGCGGGACTCAGTTCGTCAACATTAGCAAATGTGTTATCACGCCCTTGGCCTAAAGGGGAATGGATCGTTGCTAATTATCTCAACATTCACCCATCTGAAATCTGGCCTAGCCGTTATTTTGATATGAACGGTAATCTTATCGAGCGCAAAGTTCGCGATAAATCATCAAGATAA